GTAGTAGATAAGAGGTTCTTTCTGTATAGATTAGCAAAGGTGTATGCATAAAGGGAAATTAACAAATGTTAATCCCCCAAGAATTACAACTGAGCCAACAAAATTAGAACAAAGAATTATGGCTGTAATTAGAAACTATCAAAATGTGAGTCACATTTCAAAATCAGGAAACGCACCTATTTATGTTACATTCTATCTGGGCAAAGACAAAGTAGTAATACCATGTAATTTATCGGTTCCCGTGAAGTCGTGGGATAAAAAGCAAGGGAAAGTTTTAACAAATGAAAAGAACCACAAGGACTATAACCTTTGCATCGAAAAGGTTAGGTCTCGAATTAATGATATAATGGTAAAATATCGCCTTGAAAAAAAGAACTTGAACAAAGAACTCTTTTTAAAAGAATATGTAAGACCTAATGATTTTGACACGTTCTACGATTATTTTGAATACTACATCAAAAAACATAAAGGCGAAATAGAATTAACTACTTTGGATGTCCATATTGATGCAATTAATAAGATGAAGAGATACGATCCAACTTTATCCATTGACGGTTTAACCGAAGAATGGATTAAGAGTTATAAGATTTATTTAAAGAAGAAAATTGGAAATAAAGATAGCACCATTAATAAAAATATGGCTTGTATTAAAAAGTATTGTCGCGCAGCACTAAAGGAAGGTTACATGCAACAAAATCCTTTTGAAAATATAAAAGTCAAGAGTCGCACAACATCTGGATTCTCGTTTTTAAACGAGGAAGAATTAAGTAATCTTACGAGGATGTATAAGTCTCATGAATTTTCAGACAATTACCACAAAGTCTTAGAATTTTTTCTTTTTATGTGCTTCAGCAGTCTGCATATAACGGATGCCAAAAGAATTAGAATAGAATATATTACTCCGACTTCGTTTACATACTATCGTGTAAAAAACAGAAATTCAAAGCCTGATCCCATTCTGATACCGATATCAACTCCATTAAGGATTATAATTAACAATGCGGCAGCCGGACGGAAGAAAGGGCTTCTTTTTGAAAATATGATAGCAGATCAAAAGATCAATGAATATATAAAAATTATAGCTCAAAAGGCTGGAATTAACAAAAAATTATCATGCAAGGCAGGGCGCCATACCTTTGCTACGCTATTTTTGCAAAAAACGAAAGATTTGGCAACATTAAAGGAAATTCTAGGTCATACGGACTATAGAGAAACATTGGTTTATGCCCATGTAATGGAAGAATCGAAGCAGGAAGGTGTGAGCTTTTTTAATTCTTTTGCCGTTTAAATTGGTACCAACATACCAGCGGACAAACAAAGCTATATAGTTTATCCGCTGGTGTTATCTATAAAATCAATCCTGCAAAAGAATATCTATACCTGCCAAGCTCTATGCGTGCTATGTGACCCGGATCTACACCGGCTAACTCTGCCAATTTCGCTTGGGACAATCCTCTTCGTTTTCTAAGCTCGGCAATACGTTTGCCGATCCGCTCTCTTTCATTCATCATTCAAAAAAATCGTTACTTATTAATGCTATCTACTACAGCAACCATTTCCAAGTTAAAGAAAAGGATACGTGTACCATCATTGCATATACCGTATTGAGAATTGGGCCGTTCGTCGGTCCATCCGTTTTCAGCTATGACTAAATCAACTACTTTAAAAATTATATCTAAAGATACAAAGTTTATTTCTCTATTGATAAAGTCTCTGAGTTCTTCTAATGTTTTCATTTTTTAGTTTTCTATAAAATCAACCCTGCAACCTAGCGCATGCCCAATCTTTGCAAGGATATCTATACCTGTACTATATCTGCCAAGTTCTATTCGCGCTATGTGGCCTGGATCAATGCCGGCCAACTCAGCCAACTTCGCTTGGGACAACCCTCTCTGCTTTCTAAGTTCGGCAATACGTTTACCGATACGCTCTCTCTCATCCAAGTTCTCCATATAACCTCTCTTCCTCTCTTTCTTCTTCACACAAGAAATTCCACATCTCAATCAATGCTAATTCCTTATCTCTATTGCTTCCGCTGTTAGATGGATCAAGCCAATTTATGTGGGCTATTCTATCTTTAAATTCATCATAGCTACAGTATATACTATCCGCATCTTGATCGAACCAAATGAAACAACGAGGGAAAGATAGGCGAATAATCCCTATCTGGCCATGGTAATCAATAATGTTTTCAGCAAGGTATATACCTGGATATTTCGGATTTTCTTTTTCCATTAGTAGATAACAGCTTTTAATTTTACGTCAGTTATACAAACACTCTCTTGTCTCTGCACGGAATAGTAAGTGACATGATTATTCGTAACTTCAAACATCGGATAGATTGAATCAGGATCGTCTTTAATTCCTTCAACCGTGAATTTAACGATACCTTGTTTTGCTGCCTGCTTGAATGCTCTGCGAAAGTTTACATCTAATGAATTAAAGGTTGTCATAATCTTAATGCCGCTTATCCGTTGCCGCCGGTTCTATTGTTATTTTGATGATGCAAAGATAAGCGTTTATTTTTATACTGCAAAATATTACAGTAAAAAATAGATGTGTTTTTAAACATATTACTAAATAAAATCTCCTTGCAAGCCTAAAAATGCAGGGAGATTTCTGAATAACATTATTATTCCTTGTTTATTTCTTCTCTTCTTTCTTATTGGATTCAAACAATATCTGTGCAGCCAATTTTGCGATATCTTCCTTGTTTTCGATGATCACACTCATTGTCTTTTCTGCTTTGCGCAATTCCGCCTTTTCCCACGATTTTTCCCTTACCGATATAAATTCGCAGAAAATGCAATAGACTGTCCAAATCATGGAGAAGACAGGGAAAGGTATAACGACACAGCAAAGTAAGTCTATGAAACACAATTCCAAGAACGGTGTGAAGTACTTCTTTGCCTTGACAGCCGTTTTCTTGTAACCTGTCGATGTCCTTGCCTCACCGCGCTGTTTGGCTTTCATAACTCCGGTCAACAGGTCTATAAACATAGCCCCAATGGTGACAGCGATACATAAGGCAATCAGCACGATGTGTGTCATCATGTGTTGTTGGATAAAGTTGTAAATTACATCTTTCATTTTGTCTATTTTTAAGATTAATACTATATTTGCATGTGTTTTTCATAACCCAACAGACCTGGCGAGGTTTGCATAAGTTTTTTCCCTGCTGCCTGCGAAGGCATGCAGGGAGTTTTTTCACTAAAGCAACTGATACAGTTTATTTTCATTTAAATTCGTAAAGATTGAGATTTTTAGAAATACATTTTTTATTAAGGAACTCTATATAATCTCTACCTTTGGCAGAATCCTTGATATACGGCGTATAAAAATAAGGCTTGACATCATTAGCACCCCTTAAATTATACCATGTTGTCATGTATGCTAATCTAACATCATATTGCATCAGTAACCTTAGATATAGTTGGTTGGTGTAGAAGTTAGCTCGTGATGCGAATTTATTGCCGGTCTCAGGTAGACACGGTATTTTATTTCTTAATTCCGCTGCAATCACAATTCGCCTTATTACAGGCAAAAAACTCTCTATTTTATTGCCAATATCGGGAGTTATATCTTCGCTCCAGTCAACAGAATCATTAAAATAGATATCCGAACCAACTACGTCCACATATTCATCGCCCGCGTATCTTTCAAAAATGGAATCTTCACCGGATAACGGATTGACACCGGGGTTATATGCCCACAGCACATTAGTACACATTCCATTTATATGCCTAACCATTCTTCTCCAAACTTCCTTATACTCTTCTGATGTACAGTTGTTCCACCACTTAGTCATACTGTAAGCGCATTCATGGAATGGCCTGAATATAATGGGAATTTTGTTACCTTCTTCATCGACAAGAAGGTTAAAAAAGTCTGAGGCTGATCTTAGAAAATCATCAAACCATTTTTTTGCGACACCTCCATCCTTCTCGTTAAGTATCTGATAAAAAGCATTCGGGTATGTGCTGTTGATATGGTCGTATGAACCGTCCCCATAAGGGTTGTTGGCATGGTAGCAAAATGTTATGACTCCTCCGACCTCTTTATAATATTTTTTCACCAAAGAAATAAATGTAAGTTTGTAAAATTCGGCTAATTCTTTTTCCCCGGAAAAATGAAAATTCAAATATTTGTTCAAATCCAAGGCCAATACATTACCGAACTTCCCTGCCATGTCATATATACCGCTGTTAAGCGACAAGTCTATTTCATCAGATGCTTTTTCCACCCACACATTATCAACCTTTTTAACATACAAAGGATTGGTTTCCTGATTAGCCCACGGTGTTCCATCATTTCTTATTCCGCAGGTAAAATCTTCTTCTTGCCCATACAGCACATTGTTTGTAAAGGCATTGCGTCTGAGGTTGTAATATAACGCAATAGTTTGCAATGATGCATTTTTGTTGCTGATGTACTGTTTGCAAAACTCTATCTTATCGTTTACGCTCTCTTGGGCTTGCAATTTATCTCTTACCGACAAGGCTTCACCGCTTCTGTTTATATTCTGAGATGTTATGTATGCGTATATGTAAGGACTGTTAGTTATATCGTAACATGGCATCTTACAGTTTTTTTTGAAAGAATACATTCCATCTTTAATGCTATTTAAATCTAATAGAGCGTACCCGTACCCCCCTGCATCGGGACCTCCACTATCCTCAACGAATTTAACGAGTGTTCTCTTACTGGCGGGTATCATCTCCCGTATAAATGATACTTGATTACCATCCTTATCTATGGCAAGCGAAATCGTATTGTCACTTATTTTTAAATACCTTAAACCGATGTTATCCTGCTCTGTCTTTCTGACGTAATAAAATTCCTTGATTATTTCACCAAGTAGGTAATCATTAAAGTATAAGCCTCCATTGATATCCTCATTCTGAATCTTATATGACAATTCGCGCATTTCTATGAATAGCTTATCATCCTGTGAAACCTGAGAATCGTCAAAACCTACATAGACGGTAAGTGAGGCAATAGGCTTCTTATAATACAGGCAAACAGGTGTATCCAGCACGAATTGGAATGATTCGGTACTACCGTCGCTAAATCCTATTGTGTAGTACAAACCTGTGACAGGGATATTTTTTTTGCTACCTTGCGAATCTGCTATGTACATTAACAGTTTACTTGTGTTATCCATTACATACGGCAATTGAAACGTTTTTTTAAAAAAGAAATAGCCACTTTCTTTTTGAATGGAATCAGAAATAACTGTCGAACCTTCTCTTATAACATCCATCTCCTTAGACATCATCTTTTGCATGTTAATTGTTTCAGATAATGTTATATTTTGGGAAAGGGCATATAAGTAAGGAGAATTCTTTATATTGTAAGCTGTTTTTTCAATTCTTGCTTTGGTTGCAAAATTGGAATTTTCCGGCAAGGCCGACCAGTTAACAACTAATTTGACAGTAATCTTTTCCTCGTTAATAGAGCCGCTAAACTCAAGGTAGTTATCTTCTGCATAATTATTTGAAAAGAAATCTATAACGTTACCATCTTCATCGCATATTGCAACCTGCCAATACTTAGTATCAGGATTGGACTGACCACTTGACGAACGTCTGATTTGTTTCACGAATAGTTTTTTTGTTGTTCCTTCAATGTAAAATTCTTTAATAAAAGAGGAATAAAATTTGTTTTCAACAAAAAACGGAACTTCCACAAAAAACCATTTTTGACGGTTGGTAAAACCTCCGCCTTGATACTCCCATGTTTCGATCTCCCCGGTCACTCCCACAAACGACACCTTCAATCCATTCCTCCTAAGTCCTACGGGAACTTTATCTATGGCTGTTTCCAGCGTATATCTGTTACCGCCTTGGATATTATCGGCAGTAACACCGCCGGTCGGATAGACCACGGATACATTTATCTCGTTTATGAGCGCGTCTATCGAAGTACCTGTTCCGGGATGTTTAACTGCATCAGTGGTTGTAGCCGGATAAATTGTCTGTCCACCTTTAATGAGCTTGTATATTTTAGCCATATAATTCTATTATTATAGCCTAAGTTCCGCAAGAACTTGAGCTGTTGTTGTTCTTATGTAATTATTTATTCATATTTTTCTTAAGATTAAAAATTATATTGATGTCACATCGTCAATTTCCTCGGCTGTTAAGTATCCCGACAGGTCTATACTTCCACCTCCTCCTGTCGTACCTGTGGCACTCCATGTGCCTTTTGTTTTGCATTGATAGATTGGTCCCGGTATGGTATCACCTATTACAGCCCAATCACCTACAACCGGGGATGGTATAGCAGCCTTCAACGCCTCGATAGTAGGATATAGCCCCTTGCTGCGGGTGCTGCTTAATTTTATTTTTTCGACTTCAGTGGAAGTCTTGCTAAAATTACTGTTGATTCGGTCGGCAGCATCAGACCAGGTACCTGTTTTAATGACTGTATTGAGTTCCATATTATTTCTTCACCTTTAAAATCCCATTAGTTATAATACCTTCCACCGTCTCATAATCCACATAGACCTGTCCGGTACCGACATCATCCTTACCTGGCCAATGACTGCAACTTATATCCGCCACATACTTAGACACGCTTACCCCATTATATACCGATTTCATCCCGACCATTAATGTTTCACCTTTAGATCCGTAAAACGAGACGTTGTTGGGATTTAACAGGATATCCGTTTTTTCAACATGATTCTGTATTCTGATACGCTCCGGATATACAGTCGTTTCGAGTGCCAGTTGATCATTGACATACTTCCGCAAGATGAGATCGCCATATTCCCATTCGTCCGATGATTTGTCAAACCTTAAGATCAAGGTGGCGTGTCCTTCTGCCGTGTACATTTCCAGCGTATTCTTTTCCGGGTCAATGACAATTCGCTTCCCATCTACAGAGGTCTCAACCCTTCCACGGAAAAATCCTCCCATTGCTTCAATGATACCGTGGAACTTCCCGCCTAATGCATAGATATATCCTTTTAAAAACACATTACCGCCATGAGAGGCAACAAAATTCGCCATGTTCGCCCACTCCGCATCAGTAGGCTGGTAATTGGGATCATCACGAAACCTCATTACGGTCAATATAGCCTGTTGAAGCGTGCCACCTGCCCAAAACGCCACATCATCATCATCATTGTATATGCCACTCACTCCGGCAGTAACCTTCTGCATCTTGCCATCCTTGTAATTACCCAATTGGATCATGTTGGCTAAAATCAGACCACCAAGGATATCCACAGATCCATCTTTAATCGCACTGGCAATATAGTTGATAGCCTGAAAACCTGCCATGGACTTATCATTATCCAAGATGGATGGCTTCCAGTCTGTGGCAATGGTCCCACGCTCTAGCTGAATATCACAAACGGTTGCGGTACCGCTAAGCATAAACACACCTGTACCATTGAAGGTGAATTTAAACGTGTACCTCTGATAACCGGATGCAAGAGATTGAGTTGTGCTGAAATCGCCACACGAAACAGCCACTGATGCACCTTTTGCTTTAAATGATATAACATAACTTTCTCCTTTAATTAAGCCCACCGATTGTGACAGGCTGCCGATTGCGGCGGAATACCCGGAACCGGCATCATTATCGGCGGATACGGTAGCTACACCTGTCCAATACTTTAATTGCTTGCTATACAATTCGGTATCAGCAGACAATTGAGTATCAGAGGACAATGTCTCACTTTCATAATCTCCCGTAAACCCGGAGTTACGCAACAGATTGACACTTCCGACAGCAGCATTGTCTATTGCATCCTGCGCTTGTTGTGCCAAATCTGCTGCTGCCTGTATCTCTTCCGGTAAACCTTCGACATTCTTCCAGCCTGTAGTTCCTTTTTCGATATGAAAGACTCCTTTGATATCCACGCCACTTTTCTGAGTATATCGAATATAGGTGCTTTTGTCTTTAGCACCGATATAAGCGTCACCATACACGTTAATATAGGCATGCCCTGTGGATTTATCATATCCCATTCCGATAACTTCTTTCCCGGCTAAAGAAAAACTGTTTATGCCTTGATAAAAAGTGATAGAAGGCGAATTTTCGTTTACTGATGATAATATAATGGCTGCCTGGCGGGTAATATCCGTCAAGTGTCCGAGACCAATAATATCATCACCCGCTTCCGGAATGTCACTGTCTTTGTCGGCATTGGTTTTGCTCAAATCAATATAATCAGGACCAACCGTTGTCACCTCGCGCCAATAGTAGCGGTTGGATACATTATGGGATATTCCTTCTTTAATATTGAATTCTTGGGCTAAAGCAAATGTACCGGGGGTAAACTCATTGTTGATTGGGACGCCATCAACTTCCGATAAAAAAAAGCAGCGGTAGCTTTCATCAAGTTCTTCCACACGGATACATTTCATTCCTGCGGGGGACAAGATCTGTTCACCACCTACATGTGTTTTTTTCTTGACTTCAAGCTCATCAAATACAGCTTTGATCTTGACATATAACCGGTCAATGACAGCTTGTGTTGTACCATCTTGCAAAACCGTGATTCCGCTTCCATTTTCGCCAACAAGGAATCCCTTTAAAAAGGTCACAAGATCAACAAACGTATTACCGGCAATACCATCTGCATAGCCGGCTTTTATCTTCTTTCCGTTTACCAACAGATATTCGTCAACATACGATAAGAGCTGGAGTAAGTCAAGATTGGTATGTGTATGGCCAATTCCTCCGCCTTCAGCATATTCGGCATTTATCTTATTCAGGATATAGGCAAAGATGGCACCTATGTTCGTTGTTGCCCATTTTTCCGAAAAAGGTTGTTGGACCGGGAACAGTACCCCCTCGGACAACGACTGCGAAGGAAATTCAACTAACCGAGGGGGTATGGTAAAAGAGCCCAAATCAGGTATATGTATATCCAGATTGTCCGGAAGATTGTCACTGCGCTTAAGATTGAGTAATGGACGTGCATCGGCATACTGATAAGTGAATGTATAAGATGACGGAAGTTCCTTATCTGTATAAGCCGTACTGTCTTCTGTTACAACTATGCGGCGCAAGTAGTTCTCATTATATATGTACTTTTGCTTGGATGGCAAAAAATCAATCAGCCATTGGCGTTCACGTTTATCAAGATATCCCGTATTTTTCTGAAACTTACGTTTGGTATCCACCATATATTCTTCGGATATCTCATCTATTTCAGCGATATTATGGGTATGTTCCGCTGCGAAATCCAACTGGCCGTATGCCCGGAAGGTATCCATCCCACCCAAAGAGTTTTCAAAAAGAATCCACTGCTCTTGCTCTGACAGTATATTGCCGGCAACATAACGTTGTATATAAGTCAGACGATTTCCCTGACCGTCTTCTGCCCATATATCGTAAAACGACGGGAGTTTAGAGCTAAACAACGATGCTATGACGGAATATTGCACAGGAATGGTATAGACCCGCTTTTCACCTAAAGTAGCTAGTTGTTTGACCTGTTCGGTCACTTTCTCATTATCATCGGTAAAATAGGCTTTTACCTTGACATAAGATGCGGTTACAGCGTAATATGTCAGATATTCCGGGGAATAATAAGTAACCTTCTTAATCTGTGGTTGCCAGGTCAGAAAATTAGCTTTCAGAAACAATTCTGCGGAAGTGGACAACCGGTCCACTCCACAGCGTATGGCACGAAATGTTATACTCTGGTCATTTATAGCAGCGGTAAAATCGGCGGCCAGATCAGGCTGTTCGTATGATGTTGTAAGATCCTTCAGCAAAAAGGATAGCTGGGATTCTACGATATCCTTAACGTCAATCTCTACCGTCTGATTTGCACCGGGTGTGTAAACGGCTGACAACAGTTGCTTGTTCCCTTTTGACAGTACAAAAGAGAAAGGCTCCGCAGACTGAATCCGAAACTTATTGATATTGCCGGATAGAGATAAAGAATCAGGTTGGTTCAGAATATTCATGTCTATTATTTTTGTAACAAAAATAGTTTATTCGCAAAGAGATAGAAAGGACACTCAGGTATTCGTCTTAGGAACCGCTTCCAGCCAAAATGTGTATAAGGCCCAATTTTGTGCTATAAACTTGCCGGCAGTGTAACACACATACATGCGTTTTCCAACCAAATCGGCTGTAGGGGGAGGCGGGAAAAAAGGGGTAATCTCCGCATCCTTAAAAGGAGATGATTCATATTCCTTTTCCGAAATGATTTCATAAGATGTTTTTGCATTCCATCTATAACCTGTCTCCACAGATGGGAAAAGTTCATCAATCGTTTGGGGTAATACTACAGGCTCATATAATTGGGTCGTATATAGTTCGGATTCTACAGGTTCGTTTTCTTTTCCTAAATTATATTTCAGTTTATTCGGAAGCAGCTCAGCACCGTTTATTATCAGCTTGTCAAAAGATGGCAGGTTCATTTTCTGACTTTGCGAAAGAAGCAATTTGGCAGAAACTTTGTGCATGGAATTTCGCAAGAGCAGATCATACTGACGGTAAAATTTTTCAAAGATACCGTAAGGACCATTATATACAAGCGCATAATCACCGAATTTAAAGTCAATGGTATCCCGTCCAATGACTTTATAAATGTAATTGGTAACACTTCCCTCTGTAAACAGCCAACTTGTTTCTTTATGCGCAAAAGCCAGCATCAGGTACATATCTTCAGAAGATGACTCTTTGTCGGAAGACAATTCAGTTTCGCTGTCCGCTTCAATATTGGCAGCCTTCAGAGATGAATTGAGAAACTGTACTTGACCTATATAGAGATTGGCGGAAGGGATGGCTTCTGGTATTTTAATAGTTTCCGTTTCAAGAGATCCGCCTTCGTAATAACGCTGGCTACAATCTCCTACAATTTCATTGACGGATGTTATTCGCATTGTCAGCGAACTTTCGATTTGGTATCCTTCACGTTCAAACAGACCTTTTTTCTCATTAAATACGGCTGTAGGATACTTGGAATGAATTAGTGCTAAAGAGTCAAATGTTTCCGTAGTTCCTCCGACAGACTCTTCGGCTTCCAATGTGATTTGCCGATATGTTTCCGGATATTCTATTTTCAATTTTCCGACCAAAGAATGAGACAGATCGGTTCTTGCTGTCCGGGAAATGACATCATTGAACATGATTATGTCAACTGTATGGTTGACTTCATCGGTAACGAATTCGCAACAAAACTTACGGCGGAACAAATCAAGTATTTTGCTGCAAGTAACTTTCGGCAATAATTGGTCTATACGGATAGTACCCGTAACGATGGCATCGGCTACATTGTTGATAAAAACCATATCGGGAAATGGAGCAGTCCGGAAAAAGAAGTTATCTTTCAGCGTGTATCCGAAATGCAAAAACAATCTTTTCAAAACAAAGTTAGCTTTTAAAAACGGTGTCAAGTAAAATCCTCGCGTAACGGATATCGTTTGTCCGTCAATGACCTCTGTGGTATCTTTCTCGTTAAAAAAAGAGCCTTTCCGATTGCTATGCCCATTCAGGAATCGTTGTTGCCCATTGTCATCATTATCCAGTTTTACCATAAAGACAGAAAACATTTCATTTCCGCCGGAAGAATTAAGAGATTTAATCCATTCTATAGCCTGATCAAGAGTGTTAACTCCGTCTACAGTTTCACCGGCAAATACATCGGTAATGTAGGTATTTTCCAACTTGCTGTAAAAACTTCCTTCATTAATGTAGAATGAGGTTTCAATACTTTCAGATGGGGATATTCCGAGTATAGCCTGGCGGCAGGGAGTAAAAAACTCCCCGTCCTGAATGGAAGCATCAACCATTTGCACTTTTTCCCTCCGTTGAATGACATTTGGAAAGCCAAGGATATTTCGATTATAAGCACTGTCAGGGAGGCTGACCGGTAGAGATTGCTCACCGTATTCATTAAAAAACGGATTGGTTCTTTCCATGGCCAGTTGAGTTTCCGGGTTCAACTGGTAAGGTTTCCCTAATTTTGTATTAACTATTTTCATGATTTACTTCCTATTTTTCGTGAACGTTCTTGTAATTTCCGGGCCCGGTCAAAGTCATCAAGCAGTGTGTACGCAGGCAACCCTTCTCTCTTTAATTCAATCAAAGTGTCATTAAGCTTACCGACCACTTGGGATAGTCCGGCATCGGGAACCGGAACAGGAGATATTTTTGCCGGATGGCTGATGACAGAGCCCCCATCTTGTCGCCCGATGGCTTTTGACTGAAGATAGCGGTTAAGGTCCAGTGTCCGGATTGTCCCTGCCTGCTGTGCCTGGTCAAGTATGGATAGGATAGGAGCTACCGTAGGATTTTTAACCGCTTCATTGCTAGCCACCCATTCGCGTGACATTCCTGCCGGACCTTCGCCCACAATTACGGTAGGGTGGTCAATGTATCCACGGCGTTTGGGGTCATAAACTGCTTGAAATTCCTTTCCGTCTTGACTCCGTGTCACGTCTATATAACCTCCTGATTGTTTCCCGGGAACGCGGGTGTAATTACCAGAGGCAGAATTATTGGAAGATCCTGATGCAGTCATGCTTTTTACCTTTTTTCGTTCAGCATTAGCTGCTGCAATCTGTATTGCACCTGTAGCAGATACTACTGCGGCGGCAATGGCACCGGCAATAGGTCCTAAATCTGCATAGGCTTTCATTACAGATACAGCAGTGTCTGCAATAATCTGAGAAACTTTAATAGCAAAATTAACATCTGCATATTTTTTTTGAATGTCTAATTTTTTTTGTTCTTTCTCCTGCTCTAATCGTTCTACTTCATCAGCATTTCCTTTAGCGGCTTCTATTTCTTTATTGTATTTTGATTCTATGTTATTTATTTCAGCATCTTGCAAAGATTGAAATACATCAGAGAAAATATCAGTCCAACGATAAACCAATTGTTGCATAAATTTCACATAACTATTGGCTTTAGCTTGTAGATACTTTTCTGTGCTTAATAAACCATTTTGATAAGCTTGATCTAATTCATTTTGTTCTTCTTTAAATTTTTCTTTTAAACTTCTTATGCCATATTTGTCCTTGATAGAATTTAACTGATCTTGATGATTTTTTTCCAACTGTTCTAAAGCGAGATTATACGCTTGTTGTAAGGATAATGTATCTTGATTGTATTTTTTTAAAATTTCCAATCTTGCTTGATAGGAAGATTTTAATATTGTAATTTGAGTTTGATAGTCCTCCTCTGCTGTTGTAACCTTAAATTTATCTTTAAACTCTTTAACAAGACCATTTATTCTTTCTTGTTCTTTTAAAGCTGCTTCATTACTTTCTTTCTCTGCATCAATGACTCGTTTATTAGATTCTCTAATAGTTTCTTCTTTTAATTTTGTGTTAGTAATAAGTAATGACTGCGAATCGTCATAGTATGTTTTTTCAATGTTTAATCTAGCTTTTGCATTTACTTTATTAAGCGCAAGTATCATAATATCAAATTGTTCTTGTGATATCTTATTTTCTTCTAAAGATTTACTAAGGGATAAATGTTGGTCGTTATACCATTTTGTTTGCGCTATAAGTTCATCTTCACGCATTTCTTCAAGAGATTTTAATACATCTTTTTCAGTTTCCAATACAGCTTTTGCTTCTTTTTGAGCTGCTTGCTTGGCTTTTTTAGCAGCTTCCTCAATATCTTTGGGGTCTACAACTTTGTTTTCAAATCTATTCTTGTATATCTCTTTAGCCATACTAAGATATTCGTTGGTGGCATTTTTCTCGTCCGCAATCCAAGCGGACAGAGATTCTTTATTCATTTCATTAAATTTTTTTCGATTTTCTGTCATTTCGGTTTGTGTTCTAATCATATCGTCAAGAGTTGTACCTTGTAATCGGGAAAGTTCCGCATCAATTCCTGATAATTCTTCATATAAGGACTTCATTTCTTCTTTAAATTGGTTTTGCTCATCCACAGTCATTTTTCGATATTTCATTTGTTCCGATTTAGGTCCATATCCCATGCGTCCACTAGAAGTAGCAACGTGTTTCACATTACCTTCTTTGTCAACTCCATAAAGTCTTTTGCCGATACTTTCCTGAAGCTTCAGACTTTTTATTCTTTCTTCAATGTCCTTTTTTTCGCTTTTTCGTTCTTCGATTTGTGATTTATTGATAAATGCTAATCTAGCTTTCTCTGTTTTTATCCATTCGCGAGCATAATCGGTACTGATGGATAATGCTCTTCCATAATTATCAAATCCTGATACTGCTCCTGGTATTATTTGAGCAATTTGAGTTATTAATAGATTTAATTCGTTTTGTTCCTGAGCGCTTAGATTTGTTTTATTTTTTAATTCATCATAACGATTGAGTAGAGGAACCAATCCTGTTTGTAAAGAGACCACCTTGTTTAATTGTGTGTCAAATTTTTCGCCGGAAGATTCAAGCGATTCGGATATTTTTCCCATAAAACGGCCTAATGTCCCCATAAATGATTTGATGCCCGGTTCAAGTTTCTTTCCTATTTTATTGTAAATAGAGTCTATTTGATCGCCTAAATTAGATTCCAACCCTGCTAATTCTTTCATTTGAGTGGCCATAGAACCTTGTACACCTTGCAGTTTGCCTAAAGACAGAATATAATTTTTTATGGCGGTGTCGGTATTATCTACTTCGGTTGTAACACCTTTGAATGTATATGCAGTAGTTTTTCCGTTTTTTGATGCAGTTATGCCAAATTCCTTTAGGCGTTCATTCTCTCCGGTCATGGCATCAAGCAACGCTTCAATAAACTGGTCTATATCTTTACCTTGCGACATGGCGATATCTCCCATGGCAATCAATTCTTCAGAAGTCGGTTTAATTCCGCGATTAATTAATTTGATATAGGCTTCATTCCATTCTGCTACACTGGCAGGAGTCTCTTTTGCCAACTGCTGCAACATCTTCATTGCAGTTGCAGCTTCCTTGGAAGAACCGGTTGCATTTCGAAGAGTGGCTTCAAAACGTGCATACTCTTTACGGGTTTCATAAGCCTTCATACCTATGTCTTTAAGATATCGAACGAATTCTACGGCTATAAAAGCTTTTGTTGCTTTTTTTGCAGCAACCATCGCTTTATCATAAGAAGAAAGCTGTTGCTTGGCATACTTTCCGGTATTACGCAGTTCTTCCATACGATTGGTTACTTTAGCCAATTCTGATTCAAGTTCTGCATATTCTTCCGGGTGGGTGGACTTGACTGTCTGATCAAGCTGCGCACGAAGATCCTTGGCTTTTTTTCGAAGCTGGACCATCGTAAGTCCTGTAAGATCAAGTTTTTTCTCCAGTTCTTTAATGAGTTTATTGTTTTTCTGAATAGTCTCATTACTTTTTTTAACTTCGTTATCAAGACGTTTGTATTCATCCGATTCCTTTTTGCCCAATGATTCCAATTCGCGCATCAATGACCGACGTTCCTTATTGGTCTTGTTTAATTCTTTAGTCTCTTTTGTGAATTTGTAAAGTTCCTGTTGAGCTTTAGAAGACTCAACTGACAAAATATATTTTATTTCGTCTTCAGATAGCTTTTTCCCCATAATTACCAATCTTTTAAAATATCTAATTGATTAATATCCGATCCTTCTTGAAGTTGCCGGGTGATGTACTTACGTATGTCTTGTGTAAAGCCATAGCGCAGAGCAGGAAGCACTTCTCCATAAAGTACACCCCAAATGACACGGTTATAGATGGAAATTTTTCTACGTTGCATATCCTGTCGAAAATGGATATCCAAGAAACGCATATAAGGAAGAACAGTCATATAATATACCTGACGTTCTGTTCCGATGAGCGATAACCGATTTTTTTGAACTGATTTGAGCAGATCGCCGGATATGACATTCAAGTTTTCCGATATGACTTCCTGTTGTATCCGTTTGATTTCCTTGAAACCATTGGAAACGACATTATGTATAAATGTTTTTTTGATGAGTTGATCAGTTATCATAGCTTCATAAATTTGAAGCTAAAGTAATGATAGAAAAGAAAAAGGCGAAGGACAGGTTTTATACTGCCTTCGCCTATATAGGCTACAACAAACTATAATGTGTATTACTCCTTAAAAAGGAGTTCATTATAGATTTTCTAACCACTTCTTACCCGACTTGGTATGTGACCAAATAACCAATGCAGAACCTACAACACTGGTAATTAAAAATATTATTGTTAGCGCATCCATATAATTACAAACTCTTCAGCCATTTTTTGCCTTTCCGGGTATTTAACCATATAGCAAAGAAAAAGGCTAACATTCCAGAACTACCAACCACGATCAATAAACTTTCCATAAATTACCTCCTTATTATTTCTGTTTAAACATCCATCGGAAATCGCATCCCAAAGTACCTGAACGAGGTTGGAAGCGGAAACCGGCCATAAGAAGTGAATCGTATATATCTTCCAATTTAACAGAGGTTCCCGGATCTATTTTCTTTATGGATTCAAAAACTTCTTCAGTGGAAAACCAATGGGTCGTTTCAGATTCATTGATTGCCGGAGAATAAACGGACATTAGAGCTGTAATATAACTGTCTATATTGGCTTCATTCTTCATCGCGGAAGGATTTTAAATTTTTCAATACTTTACGGACTCCCCGAAGCTGTTGAAGCATAACAAGACGATCACCGTCACTGGCATCCGCTTCCGGGTTTTCTATTAATTCGGCGATGCAATCAAGGCCGTCAAGGACATAATTAATTTCACTATTGTCATCCTCTTGCATACGACGCAATATATTTACTCCTTCATCACTTAGGATAATTCCATTAATATTCATTTTTTTTAAAGCATTAAATTATAGATTATCATAATAGCTAAACACAAGCTCTTTTCCAGTGCACTGCTTGTATTGTCTTGCTTATGTGAGCAAAGATAAAACAAATATGGTGAAACATATAAGACAGGCATTTGTGCTTAATGCAAGGAATTAAACGAAGCAATACCGCACTTAATATGAACAATTCTGAAAAGAAAATGTTTTAGAAAGTTTGCTTTTTTTATCTATAAAAAGTATAACAAAATGAACATCAAGTAATTTCAATAAAAAATATGTTTGAAGCAAAGCGGCTGGCTTTGCTTCAAATCATATCTAAACTGTATCAATATTTATGTCCCGGTATAACTCTGAGTAGTTCAAAGAGATGACGGATATCTCTAAGTGTCTGCATCATGACCAGTCTGTCTCCATAAGAGGCATCTGCTTCCGGGTTGAGCACCAATTCTTCTATTTCATAAATACCTTCCTGAAGACCATTAATTGTGCTGTTGTTATCTTCCTGTAAAGTGCGAAGATTATCCAAAGCTTCGTCTGTAAGTTTAAGACCATTTATTTTCATAGCAAACCTCCTTTCTGGCATAAATACAACGAAGTGGCAAACCATGGAAGGCAGAGCAACGCAGGAACCACGGACACACATGAGGCACATATCAGCGCGGAGAATGAAAGACAGGCGTGGCCCATCAATAACACTTGAAGATTGTTTATGGAAGATTCCATGACAAAAGAGAACAATGCATTCTCTGAGTTCAGCCATAAAGTAAAGACTGAAGATTTCGCAGGCTTTGCGGATAATACAAGTTCGTTTTTCATTTTTGGTGAACATTTAAAATGAATTAATTAAATTATATAAGGGAAGGGAACAAAAAAGTTCCGCTCCCCGTTGTTCACCACCTGAGACAGGCTGTGGGCGCATTAACGCTCCACACGGGACGGAACTATATGTTGAGTTGGAGACATAAAAAATGCCCGCAACAAATAATCAGCGAGCCTACTCGCCTGTCTCAAATGGTGAACACTGCAAATATGATAATAATTTTTGGATTGACAAAACAAAAGCGGTACTTTTTATATTTATTATTTAGTTATATACATCATCGCGTTCACGATGTATGTTAATATCTTTTTCTTTTTTATCTTTAAAATTACGACGTGTTTTTAATTCTTCGTTTATATTATATTCCCCAGATATATCTTTGCTTAAAAGCCAATGATAAACATTTTGTTGCCCAACTGTTACGACATATGCTTGTTCAAATTTCCATCCTAAACAACCCATATAATTCATTGCATCAACCATTGAATTAAATGTTATAGCTTTACCATTTTTATCTACTAATTTAGATTCCCATTCGCTTCCCTCTTGACCAAAATCAACAGAAACAGTAACTTTATTGCTTAAAAATTTAGAAGTTCCTAATAACTCACAATAAACACGATGCATTTCATTTTTTTGAGAATATGCAAAATTACTAAGCATCAACATTAATAAAAAAACAATTTTCCTCATACTATTTTTTCCTTAAGTAAACTTTCTTCCCATTACTATTAATATAATATTTTCCACCTCGTGGCCCTGTATATATAGTTTTATCAGATTTTCTATTAGAAGAATTTTTATAACTATTAGACTTGGACTGATGCTGCCAACAATAATCACTATTAGGTTGAGCATTCCTAGAACATTGAGTTCCTTTAAGTGTATAAGCTTTACATCGTTTTTTTTCAATATCAGATTTATCTTTATCTTCTATATTAGTATTTAATTCATTTGAAACCGATTTAGAATTTAAAATAGACAATTTGTTTTTTAATGAAACAATTTCCTGGTTTAATAAATCAATACTATTTTTCATTTGCTGGATAGTATCATTACTCTTTTGTAATGCAATTTTCAAGGAATAATTTTCATTTTTTAATTCCTTCTTACTTTGAGACATAGCTTCTACACTTATAGAAAGTCCCAATAATATTACGAATATTTTTAAAGCATAAAAGATTTTCATATATTTTTTTTGCAAAGCTAACAATTACTTTTCAATTAGTATTAAAATTAGACTAAATATTTATTGAAACCAATCAAAAAACACTGTTCTATACAATACAACTGTAAGGTGTTTTAGAAATCAAGCACCTTACAGTTACCTACCCATGATTATATCTCCTACAACATTAGCTAGTACATTGGAACCGAAACCTTTTAGACCGTCCAGCTTTTCAATCATGGAGATTATTTTATCTAATTTTTTATCCAGATTACATAACTGAATCGTCGTACATCTTATGCTTGAAATATCTCCGTACATGAAACCCTGCATCGACATCCTTCAGCTTCTCCAAGGCTTTTTTATAGCAGGATAGAGCCATCTTGTCATTAGGTACTTCTGCCGGCGACTTATGTCCCATGTCTTCTGCAATGCTTTTGGCATGATCCGAATAAATCATATTGGCAGTTACCCACAAAGCATAACTGTTATAATGTGGTTTGTCTTCACATACACCTCCAAGCGATTCGACCGTTTTTTCAAAAGTATCATAAGACCAATGGAATCCTTTTATTCCATCTTGGTTGACAATACGTTTGCTGATATTCATTGCTTCGTGTTCGGATAGATAATTGTCCCAACAAACAGCTTCCAAATGTGACAGCCAGTTTTCGGCCATATCGGGATGAGCTGCCGCGACAGCCTTAAACATATACTTGTCAGTCTCACCGAATATCTTCATATTCTTCGGATCTTTACTTGCCACCATCTTTTCATAAAGTTCATGGTAGCGGTCTATCATTTCTTCTTTAGTTTTCATAATCATTTATATTAAAGTAAACTCCCCACAATGAAGCGGGGAGCAAACTCAAACTTTTTTCTTCCTTTTCTTTTTTACAGGTGTCACCGGCTTTCGTGATAAAGTCTTATCAAGCTGTGGGAGTAGCGGAAAAGGTGGCCTCAATGGTCAACGGAGTAGCCAGACTTACACCATACGCACGGTTACAACACTTCACATTCTCTGGACTAACCTGGGTAACAAGAGGGGTCAGCTTTATCACAGGAACTGCACCGGCCGCGCCAATAAAGGCTACCTTAAACTGCTCAACCCATTGTTTCGTAACAGAACGGCATGATCCCTTCGGGGTATAAGCAACGAGCACTGCTGCATTGATGGTTACGACAGTTTGGGTATTCACCGTCTGCTGTTCTGCGACAGTAAAATTAACTATGCCGGTAGGTTGCACACCATTTTCTGCGCAATAAGCCTGGCATAAATTCTCCACTACATTAGTCAGGTATTGCTGGCTGGTAGCGGCGATTGCAATCGGAGTCAATTGAATCATAATGAATATATATTAAAGATTAATCTGTATCGGAACTTATACCGTCCGATTTCGGTTTGGGGGCATCGCTGCCGTCAGCTTCCTTATCAGGTGCTGTCTTGACGATGTATTCTTCTTTTGGAATTAAAGGCAAATTATATTCAAGCAAGGTTTTCAGTTCTTCCATGTCTTCCTTTTCAAAAACAACCTTGCCGTCCATCAGTGCCAATCCTCCGTTCTTAATGGCATCATCCACTATTTTGTGTGCCATTTCCGGTAATGCATCATCCGGTACTTGTGAGATATAACGGTTAATGATGGGTTCTATAATGGTTCCGCTGACATTCTGCATTATTGGAGATAATTCCGCAGCCAGACTCCATCCGGGTTTAACAAAACCGGTTGATTTCAATTTGGTCTCAATCATCTGGACAAAAGGGAAAGCCCCCATTTTTTGAGCGGAAAATTGCTGTACTACAGGTTGCAACCATTTGTTCAGCACTGCTGATAATATTTGTGAATTGGTATACATGACGATAATTGTTTGAGTTTGAGACAAAGAGGAAAGGACGGAATGAAACCGCCCTTTCAGTGAGATTAAGATTGGTTAGTTACAACCGCAGCAACCGGTATCACATACTTTGCGCTGTGGAACGACCAGTTCGCTTAATGCAGCCAAATCAGCAATCTGCTGTTTCATACAAGCTAAAGTAGCAGTGTTTGTACCGTTGTATACAGCCTGATTCATGTTGATTGCATTCTGCTCGTTCTTATCCGCATTGATACGGCTTAGCAAGCGGTCATAAACATCAGCAAGCTTCTGGTCCGTGTAAGTGTTTGCCTTCAGCAATGCAATTTCTCCATCTTTCTGAGCAAGTTTGTCCATCATGGATGCTTCATAGCGGCTGATGGGTTTGTCTTCCGAAGTAATCACTTCTACAGGACCTGCCGCCATGTTACGGTTGTAGCAGCCGCCACCCAGGATATTACCCGCATTCAGCCCTAAAAAAGATGCGATACCTGCTGACGCTCCGACGGTATTGTAATTGCCTTGTCCTTGGCCGGTGACATTATAATTCTCACCGTTCATACCTTTGATAGTCATAATATTATGTTTTAATATGTTACTAGGCCAGGCTATAACCTGACATTACAAAGATATGTATATGTATAATGATTTGAAGTACAGTTGTTTGTGTCTTATTTGCTAATTGCTTGCGACTTATTTGCAAGATGTTTGCGAATTGTTTCTACATCTTTTTCCATCCATAAACTGGTAGAGATGCGAGCAGAGTATGAGGCGAGCAGATAGCGAATGCTGGATTCTGTTCTGTCCATATACTTACTTATCTGAGAAGGGTAGAAGCCTTCTTCCGACAGTAGTTTAATCAAAATGCAACGGGCATCAACGACTTCTGCCGTGCGATTGTCTGAAAGAATATATTCTTGATGTATCTCCGTATAAGAAGCCACGGAATCAAGAATCTCGTTAAAACGTTCGGTCTTGCTCATATTTATTCTATTTTAAAAACAAATTAATAAATAATTTTGTTGTTAATTTATCCCCGGCACTTCAATAGGTTTTCAAATTCGACTGTCAATGAATAAGAGCAAGACCGAAGCCGGGGATTTTTGTTACCACTGAAACATATTATAATTAAAAGTAACAGCCAGTACAGGTGTAAACCCGCGGGAACCAATACCATATCCGGCGGAGAGACCTAATCCCCATCGTTTGTTTTTCTGTTTGATTATTCCCAGCCTGGTAGGATGGTATAATTCCACGTAATCCAGTGAAGGATTATATCCGCTGATCAAAATCTTATAATCTTCTGTCTGATATTCCTTCTCTGTAATTGGCAGACTGACCGGTATGCTGTCCGGTAGTTGGGTTAAATCTGTATCTGCCGGCTCATTCTTTACCACAGGTAGAAAAACAGTATCTTGTCTTACTGTATGGACAAAAACGGGTGGCGGAATGATTGTATCCCGAACCGTGTCAATATAGTGTATCCATACGGTATCTGATGTGGTTGTGTCATACTTGCCTGTTGGACGGGAACACCACGACATGACAAGTATGATGCTTAATATTACTATTACTATATAAGGACAAATTTTCATAACTCAATATACTTGATGATTCCTTCGACATGTAAACCGGTAATAGCTTGTTTCCCTTTTTCGGACAAAAGAAAAGCCACATCTTCTTTATTGTCCTGAAACAGATTTTCTGTAAGTACTGCCGGGCACACTGTGTGTTTTAAAATATAGAAACCGCTTTCTTTATCAGGATCTCCGTCAGACAAGTCTTTTCTCAACTTCATTCCGGGAAGCATTCTTTCAGCCGATGTATACAGACATTCAGCCAATTTGTCGGCATTTGTCTGTCCTATACTGGTCCATGCCTCCCATCCGCGTGCCTGCATCCATTGTGTCCCATTTCCTGCGGCATTACAGTGGATAGAGATAAGAAGAGTATTCTGACTACCATATTTTGCACAAATGTCATTGGCGCGCCGGCATCGTTCCGATAGGGGAATATCGTCTTCTTCACGCACAAGACGATAAGTTTCATATCCTCTTCTGCATAATTCGTGTTCGACACGTACAGCGATTTCACGGCAATACAAAGCTTCAATCAGTCTTCCGTCAGGCGAACGTTTTCCCCTGGTATTTGTCCCGTGACCATTGTCAATTAAGATTTTCATGTTTGTTTTCATTTTCTATTTGAATTTATATGTTTTGTAATATCCTTTACATTCATCCAGTCAGAGGCCGATGCGACAAAGCTCATACTCCAACCTATTGATGAGAGCTCCGGCGCGACAAATGGTACGATAGTCTGACTCTCTGATATAGTCTTTAACCATGACATATTGCGAGAGTCAAGTATCATGTATGCCCTCACTTCATTGAGTAATGACAGCGTCCGATCACTTTGGATGGCAACTTCGACCATATCGGATTTGTTTCCTAATTTGACCGCGACCGTAATTGCTCTCTTGTGGGTATCCTGAATGGAGCCGATATTGTCCTGGGAGCTCTGTATTTCTCCAAAATCGCAGAACAGGTAAGTTCCGGTCAGGGAATCAACACGTTTTTTAACGTCATCAAAACGCTGACCGAAAACATAATCGGAGATATCCGGAACCAAAGGTTCGGGCAAATCTGAGATATATCCTTTTAACTCTTCGTACTCGTAAAGATTAGAGCTTCCGTTGACGAACATGTTCAATACACCGTCGCGCGAAGGGAACCGGGAAAAATATTTTAAATAATCAAGAATCATAGTATGTCATTTATAACATTAATGGGTAATCGAGTTGTCTGCGAAATTTCGGCAACATCCATTTTGGCTGCATGAAGGCTGCGTACCGATTCAATCATTTTTTTTCTCAAAATGCCCAGATATTGTAAAACACTCATTTGTGAAACTTCATGAAGATTGCCATATCCGTCAGCACTCAGGCTGTACAATGCATCTTGTGCACCTGTGTTTATAACGGATTCCTTTCCCGGATTAATCTGAGTTAGGATCTTATATTTTGTTTTGCTGAACAGATAGTTGATGAATCCTTTAAAATTAAACCGTATAGCCTGTAATGTCTTGATGTCAACAGTTTCAAACAGATGGGCACGTTGATGTGCTTTGTCACTCTCATAGGGTAGAGGAGAGTATAAAATAGATGCCAATAAAGGCAACTGCTTATCCGAACAGTCCGCCAGTTCGCGTGCATCGATAAATTGTTGCGCGGTCAGCGATGTTGTAAGCATGTAGAATCCTGTTTCAATGGTATATCCCATATATGGTTCATCCTGTTCTTCGATAAATATTGACGGAATAAATTGTTTGCAAAAACAGGAATCAACGGTGAACTTGTAATCAAGTCGTGATAAGTATCTGGATATGGTGATACCGGTTAATCGCTCAGGAGGAACACGTTTGCACAGATTATAAGATTCAGGATCAAGTTCTGCTAAGGCAGCATCATGATCAGGATAAGATATGAGAAATGGAAACGTGATTTGTTCGGCAAGACAAGCAATGTTGGCCAAAGCATCAGTATCGGTAATCTTATCGACACTCCATCCCATGATTCTACATATATGACGTATACGCACAAGGCCGGCAGACAACTTCCCGGCTGACATATCAATGAGGTCGGCAACCAATTCCTTAAATTGATAAGTGGTTAACGCTTCCCAACTGTTAGGTATTGTGTACATTTCTCCGCGGATGATAAATTCAATTTCTCTTTTCATGGCATAAGATATATTTTATCGGTTGGACGATTAAATGATGTCTCGGTCACAATATCAATGTCTGTGCTTCCGGACAGAGATAAATCTATGTTCTTAAGAGCATCCATAGCTTGTGACATTAAATCATCGGACAATGCCAGTATGCGTTCTTGTTCTTGGGTACCATAGCGTTGAACTTTTGAATCTTCAAATAAGTTACGGATTGTCGGTGGAAATTCAAGTATATCAAATCTGCGCAGTGATAATGCCACAGTTATCTTGGCAAGGCATCTGTCGAGTTTACGACGATTTGTTTGATCATCTTGTGAAAGACGTTCGTAATATCCGGCAATGTAGTCATCCATGGCTTCCTGTTGAATCGGGACACAACGAAAAAAGTACAAAAATGAGTTGTCTATTGGGTATACCGCGTCAAAATCATACGTTGTTTTTAATCGTAGATTTTCCAATGCCTTATATGTTTTGGTCTTTTTCCATGCTTCATCTCTATCCAAAAGCTGCAAAAGGGTATCCATCGCGTTATAGTAATTATCACAATATGCCCTGCGCATTTGTTCTTGTTCGTTCTTATATATGTCCACATCTGATTTACGGAGGGACAGTACATTGAATATAAGCTGCTTGGCTAAAGTAATATTAGCAACTGCGCTTCTCAACGCATCTTTTTCGTCATTGTCTTCCCCGGATGCTATTTTGTTATATATATCAGAGGTAATGACAGCCTGAACTTGTTTGATTGCGCTCATGGCACTGGAAGCAAGGTCTTTGAAATTCATATTGCTCTCTGCGTAGGGAGAGTAAAGATGAAATTGGGCAACATCTACAAATAAATCTTCTAAGATATTCATGATTGCTGGTTGTTAAGACGGTTAGACACTGATACATCTTCCTGTCGGGATGGAATTTCCCGATAAAATCCGATTCGATAACCTTCTGCATATAAATTCGGGAAGTTGATTCTGATAGCCTGGTTGAATGGCTCACATACGATCTCGTCTTCAGGTGCAAGTTGAAGAAGATAAATCAGGTAATTATAGTAGGCATCACTTCCACTTTTGCTGATTACGCCTTCCTTGCTGACCGAGGATATTGAAGAATCAAGTCCAACGCTTGATAGCAGCACTTCATCCGCACGCTTGTCATAAGCGATGATCGCATCAATGTATTCTTTGTATTTCAAATCTACCGTTTCAATCTTCCAGCGTTCTTCTTCTCCGTTACTTCCATTGCGAAAGCTGAAGGTGGCATAAGCCTTTCCCTGGTTGGTCGATCCTGACAGGTATTCTGATATATTATCAAGCTCTTGTTTAATGTAGCGAATCAAAGTGGATTCCTTATATTCGGTACCGATTTCCAACCCATTATAGAGCAAAAGTTTCTCCTGTTTAGAGGCACGTTCCTTATTTTCATTACATAGAGCTGTAATCTGGGATCTCTTCGAATTTACCCATGCATTAGGTATGATTATATGTATTTTTGCTGCCAATGAATTACGAAGAAAGCTGTTGATATATACGGCATTCTCATTAGAACCCTTGATATATGGCTGTGTTCCTTCATGGGTCTCATTTTCACCATAAAAATTATCTATAGATTTTTCTCTGTGGTGGGATAAAGCGGCAAACCTGTAGCGTGGTACATCCTGTATGCGGAATTTGGGATAAATGCGCAGACTTGTACTGAGACCATTTGTAAACCTACCGACCGCAACAGCCGTAAAATCTTTGTAATAAACCATATTGTAAGCCACATCCGTGCGGGTAGTGGCCAGAAGACAGTCCTTATTTTCCATGGCTTCCAATCCGGCTACAGGCAATACACCCGGGACAATACCCTTTCCGTTTGAGAAACGCCATTTTACGAAGAAATCGCGAAAATAATAGTAGTTTTTAATGTTTTGCTTGGCAAAGGCTTGGTATCCCTGTTCCATCCCATTTTCTTCCCAGCTTTCCAACCACTTCTGTATAGTTGGTTCCAGGACCCATGTCCTCTTGACTTTATTATCACTCAGCTCCATTTTATACAGAGCAGGCCCTGATCCATAAAGCATGTTAACCTGTTTGGTTATAAGTCTCGGCAGCAGCCTGTTGTGCTTGATATCGCTTGCAACTTCCTGGCACTTCATATTGTTCCAGCCTCGCGAAGCTATATTATAACCTTTAACTGTCATCCATCTGGTCTGACCTTCCAATGCTACAGGATCAATGGATATAGTACGGTTACGCTGTAAAGCGTCCTGCATGCTTCCTTCTCCCAATTGGAATGATATAACATTGCTGTCATTGACATATACACCAAGACATCCTTGTATCTCTATATTACTCTGTTTATTCATGATAACCAATCTATTTTATGCAGTTTAAAACCATCTTGCGGAAACCCCATATAACGTATCAATATAGCATAGCACATTCTAGGTTCTCCATCCTTGTCTGTAAACAGGAAAAAGTTATCACTGTCTACACTGAATCGTTCATGTGGCAATTGTGTCCTCCATCTACAACCGTCTCTTACAACCATTGTCGTAGATGCCTCATTGCGTTGCAGGCTACATGGATAAAAGGCTATAGTGAAGCATCCGTCCGGTAATTTGGATATCTCTTTTGCCCATTGCATAGCCTGTGTACCTGACATTGTAACGTTATGATCTATTACCTCTTCCATGCTACGAATTTATTCTTTTCCGAATGTAATAGAAAAGACTGTTTCTTGTGACCGGTCATATTTCCACCCATCTGCCCCCTGTGCTGCTCAATCGGAAATATCAGTGCGTCGTGGAGTTATCTTTCTCTTGAAAAAGTTTTAAAAACTTTTCAAAATGCGATTAAACTAAGCGTTACTGAAATAACACTTATTTTAATGTCAAACAGTCAGTTATATTATAGTGTTTAAATGTTTTATTTAAGATAAATATGGTTTATAAACTGAAATTATCAGGAATATCATCAGGAATGCTGGTTAATTCATTTATAACCGCATCTCCATATAAACCATACATGAGATAAATAAATGCAGACGGAAGCTGCGTTGTCAATCCCGCTTGCCGATGAAGCGGAATTTTTACTTCGCTCGATTTGTCCAGCTCTATACGTCCGTTTGTGTTTTTTCGTGGTGATAGGGGTATGGAACTGCACAGGTTAGGACACTCGTTTTCGTCAATTAGTACATGAGGTAACGCGTTACTTCTATCTCCAAACAGGAGCAACATCAATTTGAATTGCTGCCAATGATAAATAGTGGCTTGACCTTCATTCATCAACTGAACTTCAAAACCATAACTTTCCAATTCCCGTTTTAAAGCCCGGCTATCGGTTGTGATTTGTTCCAGTTCTTCCCGACGTTTATTGCCGGCTCTGTCCGGATATAACACTATACGTTTGTTTCGGCAATCACGACCGAAGAATTCATAAACCTGTCTTCCGAGCTCTGGCTGTTCATCAGGATAAAAACAGAAGAATTCTTTTAATACCCTAAATTCTTTTCCATATTTTTTAGGTTGACCGCATACCAGGCTTGAAAAATGACCGGGGTCATAGCCTATATACAATGGAGCGTTTTTATCATAATACTTCAAATAACGGGCAGTGATAATAAAGTGATCCTTAAGATCCAATTTCATGATTGAATCATATATATATCCGTCAGCGTATTGATGTTTTTCTTTATCAAAATTGGCGAAAAACTTGTTAACCACTGATTTATGTCTTACAGCGCATATAGCCGTAAGAAACTCATCCATATCCAATGTATCAAGTTGGGTTTTAAAAAACTTGGGACCGAGTATATCCTTGTTAACAAAGGAACTGGCTCGAATATATAATGTGGCATTGCGTCGCATATCTGCCAAACGAGGTGTCCACATGGATATCTGTCTGTCGCATTTCTTTAACTCAAGACGTATTTTTTCGAGTGTAACCGGATTCGTTGTATTTTTAGAAGCTGTTAGAAGTTCTGTCTTTTTATAGGCTGCCTTATTCACATGCATGGCTACTGTAGCTATTTCAGAGAGTAATTGAGAGTTATTCTGCTCTTCATAGCGTTCAAACCAGTCATCTTCGTTTAAATCGACACGAGCAGTATCAGATACACCTGTCCATCCTTGGTAATAAGGACTTTTGCGAATTTCGGCTGAAGAACCGCGCAAGGAGGGGAACAAACGTGTTTTCAGTTTTTCACCGTCGTTGTGTTTCATTTCCTCGACAAAGGCATGTACACCGCTTCGACCGGCAACAGAATCGGGCTGGTCGGAACTTACAAGCTGAATATGGTGGCCATTCCGAAAGAGGATACTATGTTTGGGATATGATATGGGATAACGAGGCTTACGAAAATGATCAGGTATTTTTGAATCACCGGCGATATAATCAATACCGTATTCCAACATACACCGTGGACGGCCATTCACGGTGATCTGCCGGGAAAATGCTGCCTGTATATTGGGCCAGATGTTGGTAAGAAGTGCAACATAGGTACGGTGAGCGAGGAATGAAAGTTCGGCAGGCATACTGTCTGCAACACGTATAATCCGGTTAACTGTAACTTCACTTGTCTTACCGGATGCACGTGCTGCTTCCACAACCAATTTGTTAGGATCAAGAAGATTGGCCATCACTTGCATGGAATTCATATAGATACGTTCCATTTCAATTGAAAATTCATCATTGGTTATATCAATACTCATAGCTATTCTTCGTTTAAGATTACTTCTACATCCTGAATATCGGCATCGCGAAGCAGGCGTTTTTTTTCATTGTTATCTATAGGAAGACCGTCAATAAGCTGAAGATAGAAGCCTTCGTTATGCTTACGTGCAATTTCTTTTAATGATTTGCTTTCCAAGCCCATGTCTTCAGGGCGGAGATTGGGATCGATCAGGAATGTAATACCCAGGTTGGTGGCAGCTTCCGCAATCTGTGCGGCTCTAATACGATGTTCACTGGCTTTTTCTATACATGCGGCCATAGTCTTCATATCTCCTTTGACGGCACACAACTGGGCCATGGATTCAAGTTTGTCGGCATAATGATTTTCCCATACTTTTTCACTGACATTGTTATCTACACTGAAGTAGTTTATGGCTTGATATATGCGTTCCTTGCAGGTTCGTTCGTCTAACGAAAGTTTTTGCTCTGCATTTATACGCAAACGCAATTTCTTTGAAGCCCGGGTAATGTTAGGCTCATATTCGTATATTTCCGCAGCCCATTGTATCTGTTTCAAAAACCTCTGGACATCTTCGGGTATGCCACTGCATCTACCGGTTGTCAGAAAACTTGAAATCATATCCGGGTGTATTTTGTCTAATCGTTCTAATACAGTCATATTCCAAACAGTTCTTTACGCATATCTTTAAAAAAACGTTCATTTTTTCTCTCTTCCAGAAGCTTTATTGCATCAATGTCTCCATTTTCAGCTTTCTTAGCCAGCTCCATATCAATATTTTTTTCGCCTTGTGCCAATCCTGATTCATAAGTTTCAAAGAAGACGTCTCCGGGTAGTGACAATCGAAGATATAAAGCAGTCTGCATCTTTCGTGGCAAATCCAGAAGACGGCATATACGTTCGCGGCTATAACCCAAAATTGCATAAGTGCGTATTCGGGGTAAAAATTCATCGCCCATTATCATAATTTCTTTATTTCCCATAACTTAAATGCATTAATATTGAGATGCGAACTATCAATTATACCAGATGACAAACAGAGAGTCAATAAAATCAAGTTTTTGTTTTTTCATTGAGAATGTCTCTGAAAATCATTTCCCGGTCACGGTGTTTACGCAACAAGTCACGATCCTGTTTTCTTCTGGATTCTCTTGCCGGACTTTTCAGATAAGTTTCATAACGGCGTATGTTATCAAGCACATTACGATGTTTGCGAAGAAAAGCTTGAGGATCTTTTTCGAGCAAGGAGATTAATTCGGCTCGTTCACTACGTCCGTTTATAAGAGGATGATGAAAGAGGAATAAACCGGTATCATTGTAATTTTGCAATTCGGAGAAAGCTTGCAGATTACGGATACGCAGTCGGACCAATGAAAATATATCATCTCTGGTAAGATCTGTGTCCATACGTTCTTCGATCTGTTTCATCCTCTTCCAACTGACTACACGATCATTATATATAAGAGTGGCGGTTTGCACATCTTCATTATCAAGGTTATCCCATTCTATATTAGGATACTCTTCATGCTTTTGTTTCTTTCTTAAACCTCTTTTTTTTTCTCAGCTTCTAAAGCCATCTCTGCTTTTTTCGCCATATATTCCGATTCGTCTACTTTTTCTTGTAGTTCTTGAACCATTTCTTTTGTTTCTTCCAATTCGGAAGCAGCTTCCTGTAATTCCTGTTTTGTCTCTTCCAGTTTTTCTTTTTCCGATTTGACAGGAGTACGGCGATTTTTGCGTATTTCTTCCGCTGTAGCGTAATCAAGCAAAAGATATAGTATCTTATTTGCAAATCGTTCAGGACAGCGGCCCCATGCAGGTAAGATGGGAGCGTCAGGATTGATACTGAGAAGAAGCTTCAAATCGGCTGTTGCAGCAGATGAATTTTGAAGCCGATTATAATGGATTTTTTTTTCTTTGAATGAATACATAACTTACTGGTTTATCCGATGCAAGAAATACATTGTAAATAACATATAATCTTGCATCGGGTTAATTATAAAGCTTAGACAACGGTTTGTATACGAGATCCGGCAATTTCTACCAATGTATCGGTATCAATCACACGGAAGGTAATACGGCTGCCTGCACGGGCTGTCCATGTGGTTCCATCCTCAAGAATGAATACATCATTCTCTGCTACGGTGGCAGGATAACTTTCACCCTCTCCTATAAGGGTAATATATCTTCCTTTGTCGTTCGCCGCCAAACCGGAAACAGTTACAATAGCTTTAGAAGACGAGGTACAATCAGGAATGGAATACAAGTCCTGTCCCGGCGTAACGGTAAGATTAGTGGCATCCACCGGATTGGATTTGGCAGGCTGGCGTACAATAGCACCTGTATATTTGTAATACTGTGAAATGGAAGTACGCTGGAATGTAAACGTCACATAACGTCCGTCTGCATCATGCTTGTTTTCAAAGGTTTGAAGAATCATCGGGCGGTCATAAGAACCGAGGATATACCATTGACTTTCTTCGATTTCCTTGAAAAGGATAACAAACTTACCACCTGCATAGTCTTCTGTGAATGAAAGAAGTTTATCACGTTGTCCACCCATTACGGCAACGAACTGGTTGGTACCAGACGTCGTAATATCTCCTTTCTCGCCGTTGCCTACAAAAGTAGGAATTGTGTGCGCGACAAAGTATTTCATGTATTCACCGTTTTTCATCGGAATCTGTCCAACTTCCCTATTCTTGTTCGGTGCAGGAAACATTTGTGAATTATCTATCTGGTCAATACTAATCAGATAAATTTGATATGCAATATTGGAACCATGCGTTTGACGGTCGGATACATCTTCGATATCGCCAATACTCATCATACCTGTGGCTGCTAATGACAGTCCGAAGGTGGTATCAGCAGAAGCGCCAAAAATAAAGCTTAAGGCAAGCACTATGGATACAACTGCCAATTGAGCTAAAAATATACGTGGATTCATTTTTGTTTTCATAATTTTTTGTTTAATGAGAGAGGCGGGCTATCAACCCGCCCCTGATTTAAAAACCTATTTTAATAACCAACCCAAAAAAAATCATCTGGCTCCTGGAACATTCGGCTGTGCAGCCTTATTAACAGTTCGAACCCCTCCGACACAGCGTTCCAGTTCGATAAATTTATTATTGCTGTTTAACATGACCATGATATAATCTCCTACAGCGGTTGGAGTCCATGCAGAAGTAATTCCTTCAAAATTGCCCGATTTGGGAATTGAGGTTACATTACTCTTATCACCGCATTCAATGATATATCCGACACCTTTTCTTGCATTTTTTATTTCAGACAGTTCTTTAGTCCCGGAGTTGGTTCCTGAGACAAACCAAAACCCTTTTGATGCATCTGCTGTCGTAGCGTCGGCATCCAAAGTAACAGAAGGTTTGTTCAAGAAAATCTGTTGCCACAAGTAATTGTTTTCCTTCATTTTGTCGGCTGAAGCAAAATTGCGACCAACAAAGGCGGGGGAACATCCTTCTTTCCAGGTTGACCATCCACGAACCATCTCCATTTGCATTTCTGTTTGCATGGCAAGCATTTCACCGGGAAGATTTTCTAGAAATTGGATATTACCGGGAACCTGCATCATCATAAACGGCAGCTGGCCTAAATAAGGCAGCCAAATAATACGCATATTGGTAGAACTGTCCGGTATGATATTAAGGTAACTGTTCGGTCCTGTAAAGTCCTGCTGTTGGCCATAAGCTTCACGGACATTCTGAATCCACCATTGCTTGTGGTTCTCGTTCAGATACATTACATGCTGGTCAAGGCTCATATCTTCAGATACTTTCGCAAGAATTTCTTTATAAAATTCCTGTACCGTATCAAGCATATTGGTATCGTCGTAAGTACGGAATGTAATATCATCGGTCAGCATTAACTTATTCTCGTGGTGCAGGCGGATAAGGGTATATAGTACTCCTGTACCGGCATTAAGATAAGAACCGGCAACACCTGTTTCAGGCTTGACGAACAAACCTCTCATACGGCGCATATTCTGTTCTCTTTGAGCGGTTTCCAAAGAGCCTACAATTGCATACTCAATCATCGACCATTTAATCGGGTCAGAACCTTCCCGGTTAAGATAGCCGATATACATACGTTCAAGCTCTTTCATCGGGCCAAACTTCATCTTAATCATGGCATCATCTACATATCCCATTTCAGGTTCTATTTCCATATCACCTTTGTAGACTTCTCCCGACTGGTATGCTTGTGAGACTTCTCCGAAGAAAGCATTGAAGATAACATCTCTATCCTGAATGCCATATCGAACAGGAAAATATTGGGTAAGCTGACGGATGGAAAGCACCCGGGAAATAATTGCATCCTGGCGGCGGATAAGGTATTGGTTGCCTCCATTCATTCCTGTAACTTGTGAGTAATCTGTAGCAAATTCACCTGCGGCCAATTTTTCGGGATTAAGTTGGTTGTGAGATTGCAGATAGCTGTAACGCTCGGCTAAAGACGCAGAGTAAGCTTCTACTTCTGCGCCAAACGATGCAGATATTTTTTTGTCACCAAGACGTTGGTCAGAGGTCGGATTGGCAGTAAAGCGGTTCCATGGTTTTTCCATAGAGAAAAAATCATGTTCGATTCCGAATAAGAATTTTTCACGGTCCGCATTTCCGGTAAATCCTACTGCCGGGCCGGTAATAACAGTAGCGGGAACATCATCAGCAGCATGGCTGCTCATAGCCATAAAAGTGGCGGATACGGCTTTAGCCATGTCTAACACCTGTTGTGCAGTCGGTTGACTCTTTTTATCATCAGGATTTTCAGATACAGTTTTTGTCTGTTGCTGCGGAGTGATTAATCCAGACAATATACTGAATGCCTCGTTGATCTGTGCCTGATCAGGAACAGCATTCTGTTCATCTTGAAAGGCCTTCATGTCGGCATGAAAATCAGTTCCAAATTCTTCCTTGTAAGAAGAAAAAAACTGTTTCCAATTGTCAGGTGTAAGAGCCTTCAGTGATTCTTCGGAACCAGTAAAACCAAGTTTCTGAAGAATTTTCTGTACGTTTTCTTTGAATTTCATTTTCGTCTACTAATTTAGATTATACTTAATAACTGGCTTTTGGTCCGCTGGATGTCAGCATGTTCACGTCCGAGGCGGGATGCTTCCAATATGGCTTCCGTGAGAGTTGCCTTACCGTCTATCAATCCTATATCAATGGCTTCGTCTGTAAGATAGATTTCGCCCCGAAGAACAGGTTCGTTATCTGACACGTCTCTAAGTGCAGGACGTGTCATACAAACTTCTGACAGAAACATCTTATTGATTGGATCAAGAAAACGGCTGATATATTCATCCCCTTTCCCGGAAGCAGCATCAATCGAAATCTTATTTTTCAGGTCTGATTGAGAGGCATGATAAGTATGTACCTCAATTCCCATTTGTTTAAAATACCCCGAATAATCCCAAACTTCTGCTACAGAACCGATAGAGCCAATTTTGTCATATCCTGTAGCTGCAAAAATTTTGGTGCCATGGCAGGCTATAAGATATCCTGCTGAAGCACATACACGTTCTGCCAATACGACTACCGGCTTAACCAATGAACGCATAGTCTCGGAGAGGCGATCCATATAAAATGCTTCACCTCCCGGACTGTCTATATGAACAAAATGTGCAATGATGCCAGGATTGGCTTCAGATGCCAGAAGATCCTTTTCGAATTTTTTGCTGGAAAAACACCACCAACAGTTTGAAGTGATCATACCAAAAACAGGATAATAGGCTATGGTATTATCAGGAATATCATCAGAAGCGTAATCCGAAGTAATGCTAAGGTTATCTTCAGGATATGCCATGTGAACTTTGGAAAGGCATTCGTTCAAAGCATTAGATACCATATCCGTATATAGCATATCGGTTTGTTCCCTTTCTGAAGAGTCGGATTCTTGTGTGAACGGAAATGCTTCAGTTACGGCAGAGGCATAACCCTCCGCCGTAATGAGCAATCCTTGTCGGGATAAGAGAAGCTGTTGAAGATATTGCTGTAACTGTGTCATTCTGTTTTTTGTTTATACAAAAATATCTATACCTTATATATATAAGAAAGACTATAAGAGTGGTGATTTGAGCATCGTACACTTTATATTGAGTTTTGCCAAATTTAAATGAGGTGATATGCATATCCTTGCCGGAACCGTATCGCTCCCAACGACATACCGTTTACCGGAAGTATCACGAAAATACAATGTACCTGACCGGAATATAGAAAATTCCTGTAAAATACTGCTGTCAGGACGTGATATAACTATTTCCTGGTCACAATTATAACCGGTTCCTGAATTCTCATCTGACACTTTAGGTTCAAATGAGAATTCATCGGCTAGAAATATATATTCTTCCTGCTTCATAGTATATACCGGGACAAAAGTAACTACTATGGAAAATTCTTTGTTTGTTTGCCTCATAATTGATTGATATTTAATAAGTTCGCCATCTTTCGCCATAGGACAGACGTTTAGTCCGTCAAAATGGACAAATATAATCACTTGGTCGGTTGGTTATTTAATATCATTTAACTATATTATATAACCTGTATCATATCTTTTTTCCTTTCACGCCGTGCCTTGCGTTTACGCAGGTTTTCTCGCCAGCGATAATAGTTTTTTAGCAATGCTTCTTCACTTACGGATTCTATGCCATAAGTACATAAGAATTGATATACCACAGCATTATTATCATATAGATGACCACGCTGGTCATTATCCAACAGGGTGGCGTGCAGCTCCTCGTTGAACTCACGACGGATGGCAAGTTCTATATACGTCACCGCACGCGCGGACAGATAGTTGTACACTTCTGGATTTTTTCCTTCCCGGCGATTGGGAAGAGCCAATACAATGTTGCCTTCTGTATGTAACATATTAGCAGGAGGACGGGACATATAATTCCATATAACATGATATAAATCTGAATTGTCAGGAATATTTATCGGTTCGTTTGAGCCGGAAGCGTATTTTCCGCGCAAATATTCCGCCAAATAGGGAGTGATGTTAATTGTGGTAGTGATCATACTTTTATTTTTTTTAGTTGAAAGTTCTTATTTTTGCGACCAACAGACCAACAGACCAACAATTGGCTATTAGTATAAAGCAAAGTTAGTGATTTTCAGCCAATAAACAAACTATACCTTATATATTTATATTGTTGGTCAGCGACCAACACGACCAACATAAGGTATAGTTTATCCTTGCTTTTGCTGAATTATTGACAAATGCCTAAAAATGGAAGACCAACAGTCCGACCAACAAAAAACAACTACGACCAACAACGACCAACAGACCAACACATATTATATATATATTATTACTTTATAAATTATATA